CAGAGAAAAGAAGCTGATGCTTGTTTTCGGGAATGGTGTGGGAGAGATTAATATGCTTTTATGTTTGAATTGCTACAAAATCTATAACCAAAAAACTATAAAGAATAATATGTGTAAAGTTAACGTAAGTTAAATTACTATTATAGGAGGATTAAATATATTTGAAGCACGAAAACACTTACATAATGAACCTTGAAGCCGTATACATATATAAAGATATAATTAACAATGAAAAAACAACTTCTAAAAAAAGAGATTTAATTAAATTATTCTCTGCAACATTCCCATATAGTTTAGAAACAATAAGAATTGACAAAATGTTTCCAGACTCATTTTATTGTATAAACAATAAACAGTACACTAAGAAAATAATTAATATTACATTTGAAAAGCATTATACAATATGGGATGAAGAAAATAAAAAACGTAAAATATTAGCCAATAGAAATAAAATAAGAAAATATTTATATATCAATGGTTTTGTAATGGATGGTATTAAATATATTTTCTACAAAAGAGGTCCTGGTAAAGCTAAAAACGGATACGCCTTATTTATTCAAGAAGATATGAAAAAACCTCTCTTGAATAGAAGTAGACTTGGATTAGAATTTAAAGAGAATGAAAAGTTAGATTTGACTTCCCTACTTGCCTATGAAAGTTTAGTTTCAAGTGGGATAGAGTTTACCATTAATCTTAATCCAAAAACAGAGATTTTATTAATTGATGATATTTACGGTAAAGAATTTGAGATAATTGCAAGTGTAACTAAGGAAATTAACGGTGAAATACATACTAATAATGAATTAATAAGATTGAGAAATTGTTTAACTGATGGTCAAGGATTACTTGATGAATCTGTATTTGAAAAATATTATAAATCAGATAAAGGATTTATGCTTTTAAGAAGTGATATGTTTAAGTGTTGTGCTTTTAATACTAAGTTGGGGACATGGTTTAAATATAATAATATTTCTACACTTACAGATATGTTTGGGAATACATATAATGCTTCAGATATTAAGTTAATAACTACTCCTAATTCTTTGAAATTTTTAAAGTTTGCGGATAAATTTGAGGGAGAAAATAAAAAAGTAGATTGCTATAATCATTGGAAAAATAATATAGATGACCTGTTTGGGGTAGTTAAATGTGATAAAGAAGGTAATTTTGGCAACTATAATAGGACTACTTACCAATTATTAAATAGCATTCCTAATTTAGACTATTCCGAATTAATGGAATTGACTAAAATAGAAAGAGAATATGTTTCTCTTTTGAAAAATGACAATGCTGTTTTTAAAAATTATTTAGGTTGTGATGCTAAGACTATTTTAAAATTTGAGAGACATCTTGAAGAAGGTGATCTTAATTTATATGAAAATACTGATTTAATGAATGCGTTACTATTGGTTAATCCTGATATTCAATATACTACTAAATTTAAAAAGATGAAAAGTGATTTAATTGCTAATTATATAGGGCATTTAAAAAGAGGAAAGATTAGAATGAAAGATACAAAATATGTAACTATTATTTCTAATCCCTATGAAATGCTATTAGCTTCAATAGGCAATTATAGTGGCACTTCGATAATGGAAGATAGAGAAATATACTGTTCATACTATCAAGATGGTCAAGAGTTTTGTGCTTCGAGGAATCCCCATATAAATTCCGGTAATGTAATGTTTACAACAAATAAATATCATAGCGAATATAAAGATTGGTTTAATTTTTCAGATAATATATGTATTATTAATTTCTTTGATAATGACGCTCCTGATAGACTCCAAGGGTGTGATACTGACTCAGATGCAGTTTTATTATTACCAGATAGTATGTTGTGTGGAAAAGCTAAATATTGTGAAGATCACTTCCCTACTCCTATTAATAAAGTTGAAGGAAAATCAACTCCAAGATTAAATAATATGAAGGAATTGCAAAAGTTAGATGTTATTTTGAGTAATAATTACATAGGGAAAATAGTTAATTTATCACAAATAATTAATTCTTATATGAATGATGCTATTAGTAAAGGATTATCAAAAGAAATTATTAATGAATTATATCAAGCAAGCAGTAAATTATCTAGTTTGAGTCAAATTGAAATAGATAAAAGTAAAAAGATTTTTGATAATGTTAATATGAGCAAAGAATTAAAAAAGATTAAAAGTATTAGTTCATTAAGATATATTAATGGAGAAGATAAATATGGAAATACAGTTAATAAAATGGTAGTACCTAATTTCTTTTTTATGATATCTGATTTTAATGAATATAGAGTTTTTGAAAAATTTAATACCCCTTTAGACATATTACAAGATGTTTTAGTGTTTGAACCTTCTAATTATTTAAAAGGTAAAAAAAACAAAGAGCTAAATGAATTATTAATTCAACAAGGTAATACTGTTGATGGTAGTTTGCAAATGTATTATGTTGAGGCAGTTTATAAAATAGTTTCTCAATGTGGGAAGAAAATAAATGGGTTAAAAATATATACTTGTACTTTAAATAATAAGGCAAAAAAAACTGTTGAGAGAAATACAAAACGAGAAGCAATTAATTCATTAAGGAAACTTAAAATATCACCGAGAACTATACTTTATATTTTAAAGAAATGTTTTGGAGATAAGGTCAATGATAAATATGGATTTAAAAGATATGGAATGTTAACCTTAAATTTATTATTTTTATCTAAAAAATCACAGGTTTTAAAGTGTTTTCAAAATAAAGATTCAGAAGATGATGAATTTTTAATAAAATCTCAAAATATTTGTCAATATAATATATTTGGTGGTAATTATATAAAAGTTTATAGAAAGGATTTAACATAAATAATTGGATGTATATGGTGTTATATATAAAATTACAAATAATATAAATAATAAATGTTATATAGGTCAGACAACAAAAGAAAACGGTTTTGATGCTAGATATTATGGCAATATAGAAAAATATACTCATAATGATCATTTAAAAAGAGCCATTAAAAAGTATGGAATTGAAAATTTCATAATAGAAAAGGATTTTGATATTGCATATTCTCAAAAGGAACTAGACAAAAAAGAGAAAGAATATATAAATAAGTTCAAAAGTAATAATTATAATTATGGATATAATATAAAATCCGGTGGAGATAATATTGGTAAAATAATAGGTAAAAATAAAGTTAATGTATTAATCAGACAAGGTATCCCGATATATTGTAAAAGTACATGTGAAATATTTTTATCTATAACAGATGCTAGTGAAAAATATAATATAGGAAGACATGCAATAAAAAATCAATGTGAAAACAAAGGGTTTAGAAAAGAATATTTTTATAATAAAGAATTGGGTTTAAATTTAGAATTTGAATATTATAATAGTAATTCCAATAAAGGTGGTACTAAAATACCTATAATATGTACTACAACTAAAGAAAGATTTAGAAGTATATCGGAAGCATGTAAATATTTTAATATTATTTATAAAGTATTATATGGCAAATTGTATAAAAATAAATCTAAGGATAAAAAAGTATTAATAAATACAAATATAAATAGTGTGTTAGAATTTATGTATTTATACGATCATGTAATCGAAAATTATTGATAATCTTAAAAACTTGTGGAATTAATTATTAACAAACTCAATTAAATAGGGGGTTGTAGCGTTTTCTATCTTCTTGCTATATGGTATTAAAATAGTAATATAAATATTCCCCAATTCACAAGCGTTTTGGTCGATACGCTACTCCCCTATTTAATTAACAGAAGGAGCAAAATATTTTTGATTCAAATAAGTAAGTCAATTTTTCTTGAGATGTTTGAGATGAAAATACTCAATGGATCACAGTTAAGCAAGAAAGAGTTTACGGTTACATCCAGACAAAAGAAGTCAAAGAGGAAAAAACATTATTGTCATGAGGCTCATTATGCTCAATATTTACGATTAAAAAGTAAAGAAAACAATAATAAAATAAATACATAATATAATAATACATAATAAAAATAAAATCCTTTCTGAAAGGAATGGAAATATTGAAATGTTTTTGTGACACAAATATTATTTTGAACCCAAAATTTGATTTCAGTTTATATGAGAAAGTGTATCTCAGTATAGTATCTATTGAGGAAATTGATCATCTCAAAAATTCAGAAACTAAAGGATACATAGCAAGAACCGCTACACGAAAAATTCAATCTGCTAATAACATTGAAATTGTATTAGAAGGAAATTATCATCAAGCAAATAAATTTTTACTACACAACAACGACAATGTAATTTTAAATATGGCATATAAAGTTTATAAAGACAATAGCGATGATTTTTGTTTTTTATCGGATGATTATAATTTAATTCTAAAGGCACAAGCAATTGGTTTACCTTGTAAAATGTTTGAGTTTGATGATAGTGGTTTAGATGTTTATAAAGGTATTAGAATACTTACAGAACAAGAATATGCTTATTGTTTTGAAAATCCTGATATACATAACTTTTATCCTAATGAATATATAATTATAAATAGTACAAAATCAAATGACGAAAAATTATTTACATGGAATGGAAGATATTTTGAAGAAGTAAAAGTTAAACCTATAGTAAATAAATATGTAAATAAAATAGTTCCTTTAGATATTTATCAAAAAGCATTTATACATATGCTCCAAAATGATAATGTTAAAATAAAAATAACAGACTCAAAATACGGTGTTGGAAAATCATTCCTTATGATTCATTGGGCATTACAAATGCTTGATAAAGAAAAGTTTAATAAATTATATTTTGTCAAAAGTGACTCACCACCAAAAAATAGAAAAGAAATTCCAACCCTTCCTGGTGGGATTGTAGAAAAATATGAACCCCTTTTAGGGGTTTTATGTGACACCACCTCTGAAGATAATATAACTGATATTTTACTTAGAAATAATAAATTAGAAATATTGCCGATTCAAGCCGCCAAAGGTAGATCACTTAGAAAGTCGATTTTATATATTAATGAGTGTCAGGATTTTACTCCTTCTGAAATTGAAAGATTACTTTCAAGAATTGGAGAAGATACAATTGTTTTATTAGATGGGTCTACTACTCAAATTGATAATAAACATTGTATAAATCGAAATGGATTAAGCGTTGCTAGTAATAATTTTAGAGATAAATTAATTGCCGCACAAGTTAATATGATTGAAGATTATAGAAGTGAAATTAGTAAAATGGTAGGTCAGATGAATTGGTCTGATTAATAAAATATTAAAATAAATTATAAGAATTAAAGGAGAAATATTTAAAACATGACAATGAATAAAAAAGAGATTCTAACAAAGATGGTTGAGTTCACAGGTTCCACAAAAATTGAAGCTGAAAAGAATTTGGATGCATTCCTTAAAACTATAGAATATGCAATTGAAAATAAAGAAAAACTTAATGTAATTGGGTATTTTTCAGTGGACACGATTACTAAAGCACCTAGAGTTTGTAAAAATCCGAAAACTGGAGAAGAAATTCAAGTGCCAGAAAGAGAAGCATTGAAATTTAAAATAGGTAAGATTTTAAAGGATTTGGTTAATAGATAATAAGTAAAGTGGAATTGACTATTTTTAAATAGCAGTTACCTTTTTATAATCATAACTCAATCACGAAAGTGATCCAAACTACACAGCAATTAATAG